CGCATTGCCGAGATCCAGGCCATGGCGCAGAAGCTGGTAAAGGCTGCGGAGGCCGGTGAGCAACTTGAGGGCATCAGCGATGTCTCAGTGGCTGATGAGGTGCTGGTGGGCTGGTCCGGGATCCTTGATGAGGATGGCGAGGAAGTGCCCTACAGCGAGACGAACAAAGCCATGCTGCTTGAGGTGCCTCTGATGGCGGCCTCGCTTGTTCAGGCCTACTTCGCATCGTTGACGGACGAGAAGCGAAAAAACTGATCGGCGCCGCTGAGCATTGGGCCGGCGGCGCAGTCATTGACAAGACAGCTGAGGATGCAGCTGTGATGGGCATCGAGCTGCCGGATGACCTGGTGCCTGAGGGACAGGATGACTATGAGGTGACGCCTGAGGCATGGCCTGCTGTGAGCATGTTCCTGAAGGTGCAGACGCAGTGGCGTGTCGGGATGGGTGGTGTGATCGGCTTGGACTATGGCGCTGTGCGTTGGTTGTTTGAGCTGGAACAAGTGAGCGATCAGCGGCAGCTGTTGGAGGACCTTCAGCTGATCGAGGGTAAAGTGGTGGAGATCCTGTCACAACGCGATGGCTGATACCAAGACCAGCGTTGTCATCCATGCAAGGGTTGATGGCCTAGCAAGTGTCAAAGGCCTTGAAGGAGGCCTGACGAAGCTCGGCAATACTGCGGACAAAACAGGCGGCAAGTTCGCTAAGTTCAATGGCTTGCTGCGTGGCCTTGGCGGTGCAATTGCTGCTGCTGGCTTGACGCGGATCTTGGGCAATGCGGCCGAGGTGGCGGCTGGCTTTGAATCTGAGACATTGCTGCTCAAGCAGGGCCTTGAGAATGTTGGTGCGGCAACTGGTGAGCTAGAGCGCTTGCAAGGCGTCGCTGATGAGCTTGGCAAGGCGACGCTGTTCAACGAGGAGGATTTCCGTCAGGGCTTTGGGCTGCTGACATCGTTCGGAAACATCGCGACTGAGAATTACGATCGCGTGGCAATAGCTGCTGCGAATGTGGCGCAGGTGAGCGGCACGGATGTCAGTAGTTCGTTCATGCAACTGGCTAAGGCATTGAATGATCCGGTCAAGGGATTGACTGCACTGAGCCGTAGCGGCATTCAGTTCACAGAAGATCAGAAGACCATGATCCAGTCAATGGTTGAGGCTGGCAACACTGCCAAGGCTCAGGAGATGATCTTGAAGGAGCTGGATGCGCAATATGGCAACACTGCTGTGGCTGCTGCTGGTGGCGCAGCTGGCGTTAAGGATACGTTCGGGGAAGCCATGTATGACTTGAACGTCGCTGTTGGTCGTGTCGTCAACGAAGTGCTGCCGCCATTCCTTGCGGCGCTCACTGAGATCATCAACGCATTCACAGGGATGCCACAACCTGTTCAGGCGGCAGTCATTGCGATTGGTGGCATTGCTGCATTAGCAACGCTGCTAGCTCCTGTTGTGTCGACTATCGGCAGCCTGATTGGCCTGCTGACTGGTGGCGGTGGCTTAGCCGCTGCCATTGCCGCTGTCTTCACTGGCCCGGTCGGATGGATTGCGGTGCTGGTGGCCGCCGGCGTTGCGATCTACACCTTCCGTGATCAGATCGGCGCTGCGCTTAAGGCTATTGGTGATTTCTTCGTGAACACGTTTAAGGCCATTGGTGATCTGCTCAAGCAGGCCGCACAGGCTTATCTGAACTTCTATGTCAAGCCTGTGCTCAGGCTCGCCAGAAGCGCATTCGATGGCATCTTGAACATCTTCGGGCAAATCGGTGAAGCTGTGAAGGCGCCATTCAATGCGGCGTCCAATGTGATCAAGTCAATCTTCCGCAATATCCTGACCTTCCTTATCAACAGCCTGAACACTTGGATCAATCGCGTTAACTTCGCAATTGGCATCGCCAACCGACTGCCGGCTGTGAACATTCCACGCGTGCCCAACGTGTCGGTGCCTGAGTTCGCTCAGGGCGGTGTTGTCGGTGGCCCGACACTGGCGATGGTTGGTGAAGGCGGTGAACGCGAGTACATCGTCCCTGAGAGCAAGATGGCCAGGGCCTCAGCCAACTACCTCGCAGGCATGAGGGGCCGCTCTGTGATCCCTGCCTTTGCTGAGGGCGGCGTGGTTGGCCCTGGTGGTGGTGGCGGTGCTGCGAACACCACGGTGCAGATCACCACCGGGCCTGTGCTGCAGCAGGACGGCCAGCGGTATGTGACCGTCGGCGACCTGGAGCGTGCCCTGCAGGACTTCGGGAGCCAGATCTTCCGCAATAGCCGCACCTATGGCGGCAGGCGCTATCAGGGAGCCTACTGATGAGCAACAGGGCTCAGGCGCAGTACCTGCGGATCTATGACTTAGGCAGCACCTACGTGCGCTGGCAGACCTACTACGTCAACCAGACCGTAACGCTGGACGCTGCAAGCTGGGATTACATGCCCTTCAGCGCCAGTGGCATTGTCGAGTCAGGTGCCAGTGGCGGCAAGTCTGTGAGCATCACGGTGCCAGCCACTAACAGCGTGGTCGAGGCCTTTGAAGCGGCCCTGGCCAATGGCCGATTCTGTGAGCTGAAGATTTATGAGTTCGACAGCAGGCTCGATAACACCGCACCGCAGTCAGGGCAGAACCTGATCGCGAGCTATGCCGCTGAAGTGATCGAGGTTTCTGGTTCGTTCACCAGGCTCGATGTGCGGCTTGGCAGTAGCCTGTCACCAGTAGGTGCGCAGGTGCCACCTCGTAAGTTAACCAGTCTCCTGATCGGGTCACCGCTGCGGCTATGACGATCAGCATCTCCGATCCGCTGACGCTGTTCCCGTATCAGGCGGGCCTGACCGATCCGCCATTGGTGGAGGCTGCGGCCAAGGCAGCCAATGACCTGGCGACAACGCAGAGGGCGTACAAGATCGGTGATCCGGTGCCGATCGTGTTCTGCCGTCGTGTCAATAGCAATGGCGGCGTGTTGGTGAGTCCTGGCGCTACGGAAGGCCGATGGGAGAACGACGGTACGACCAATGAGCTGACGGTCAGCCTGATGGTGGTGTTGAGCGAAGGCGAGCTGGCAACGATCCCGATCAAGGATTGCTTTGTTGGGCCATGCCGTCAGGGCACCTGGGCGCAGACGTATGACCGTCGTGCTGGCAGCTGGACGCCTGGCAATTACCTGACAACGGTCTCAGGGAAGCAACCATGGACGGCGCCTTATTACTGCGGCACGTCAGGCAGCTACGACAACATGACGACACTGAGCTGCGTCAACAGCTACATCGACGGCAGCCAGCGGTCTAGCCATCAGCTGCATGTCTTCGTGCGTTCCGGCATGGAGGTGACACGGATCATCGATAGCACTGCTGGACCAAGCAATAACGTGATCGATCTGGCGCTGTATCTGATGGACGCATCAAGACGCGTGCCGAGCGGTTTGATTGATACGACGCAGATGCTGGCCGCGGCCAACTTCACTGACACTAATGGCCTGCACTTCAATGGTGTCTATGAGGAGAGCCGGAACCTCGATGATTGGCTTGAGGAGATCAGCAATGACTTTCTGTTGCGCCTGACGGAGAAGAACGGAAAGTTCGGATTCACGCCGCGACTACCTGTGAACGTTGACCATACGATCAACACAGGCGTGATCGATTGGGAGTTCACCTTTACTGAGGATCACCTGCTGCCGGATGGCTTTGATATTCAGTACGTGCCGCTGACCGATCGTCAGCCGGTTTGTCTGCAGATGATGTGGCGTCAGCAGCCGGAATCTGACATTGGCTTCCCGCGCACCACTGAGATCAGATTCAACGGCGAGGCAATTGATGGCCCGTTTGAGCAGTATGACCTTAGCGGCTTCTGCACAAGCGAGAATCATGCGGTGAAGGTTGGAGCCTATCGCCTGGCCAGACGCAAGCTGATCACGCACACGCTGCGGTTAAAGGTAAGGCCTGCGAGCTACAACAGCAGCCTGGCCCTGGGCGACATCGTGCGCGTGAGGTTACGGCGTGAAACAGCTACCACAGCGCTGAATTATCACGATTATCTGTATGAGGTGGAGCGCATCGAGAAAACCGCCAGTGGCGCCTGTGTGTTTGACCTGACGCACTATCCGATCGATAGCCAAGGTCGCAGCCTGGTGGCGTTAGCTGTTGATGCTGCTGTGGGGCCTGGCGTTACGTTGGATCCTGGCCGTGATGATTACAGCTGCGACGATAATTCAGCGACTGATAACACCGGATTGCCGGACACCGGCATTGATTATCCGGCATTCCCTGAGACGCCAACCTCCACCGATACCGATGTTGTCTTAGATCAACCTGAAGGCGTTGCAGCGGGCACAGGGGGGATTGGTGGTTCAAGCCCTATCGGTCC